GCCGATGTTAGGTGTTCCACCAATACGGAACATGTAATATAATGAGGTTATATGCTACAAAAAATAGGTTTTCAACCTGGATTCAATAAACAGATTACAGAAACCACAGCTGAAGGACAATGGGTTGATGGAGATAATGTAAGATTTAGATATGGCACACCTGAAAAAATAGGTGGTTGGTCTCAATTAGGTGAAAACAAAATAACAGGTGCTGCAAGAAAAATGCATCACATTGTCAATAAATCAGGACAAAAATTTTCAATCATTGGTACAAACAGAATTTTATACGCATACAATGGTGGTGTATTCTATGATATTCACCCAATTAAAAGCACAACTACTTTATCTAGTTGTTTTACCACTACTAATGGTTCAGCAGTTGTTACAATAGCTTTTAGTGGGGCTCACAACATATCAGAAAAAGATATAGTTCTTTTGGATAATTTTTCTACAATTACAAATTCTAATTTTACTGCATCTGATTTTAATGATAAAACATTTATGGTAACAAGTGTACCTAACTCTACAAGTATTACAATCACAATGCCTTCAAATGAAGGAGGTAGTGGAGCAAGTTCATCTGGAGGTATTAGAGTTCAACATTATTATCCAGTTGGTCCTGCGGAACAATTACCTGGATTAGGTTGGGGCCTTGGTCAATGGAGTGGTACAGTATCTGGAGAAGCAGTTACTAGTTTAACAAGTGGTATTAACTCATCTCAAACTACAGGTATACAATTAAATGATGCATCACAGTTTCCAACATCAGGTACAAACTTTGTACAAATAGGAACAGAAGAAATATCTTATACAGGTATATCCTCTGGTGTTTTAACAGGTGTAACAAGAGGTGTTAGAAATACAACAGCTGCAACACATAACGCAGGTGTTGCTGTTACAAATAGTTCAGACTATATTGGATGGGGTGAAGCTGCATCAGGAGATTTAGTTATTGATCCAGGTTTATGGAGCATTGATAATTTTGGTGATAAGATTATTGCACTAATACATAACGCACAAGTATTTGAATGGGATTCAAACGCAACAAACGCTGTAAGAAATAGAGCAACGATTATTAGTGGTGCACCAACAGCATCAAGAGATATGTTGGTATCTACACCGGATCGTCACTTAGTATTTTTTGGAACAGAAACAACTATTGGAGATTCATCAACACAAGATGAAATGTTTATAAGATTTTCGGATCAAGAAGATATAAACACATACACACCTACAGCAACGAATACAGCTGGTACACAAAGACTAGCTGATGGATCTAAAATTATGGGTGCAGTTAGAGGTAGAGATGCAATCTATGTTTGGACAGATACGTCATTATTTACAATGCGTTTTATCGGTGCACCTTTTACTTTTGGTTTTGCACAGGTTGGTACAAACTGTGGACTGATTGGACAAAATGCTGCAATTGAAGTTGATGGTGCTGCGTATTGGATGTCAGAAAATGGTTTCTTTAAATATGCTGGTAATCTAGAATCTTTATTGTGTTTAGTAGAAGACTTTGTATACAACGATTTAAATACAACTGCAGGTCAATTAATTAATGTAGGTCTAAACAATTTGTTTGGTGAAATCACTTGGTTTTATTGCACGGAAAGTTCTACAATCATTAATAGATGTGTAACATATAATTATTTTGATTCCACTCCACAAAGACCTGTATGGACAACAGGAACACTAGCTCGTGGAACATGGCAAGACTCAGCAGTATTTGGTTTACCGCACGCAACTTTTTACGATGCAGATAGTAATGCTTCTTACGATGTAGTTGGTAACACAGATGGATGCACAACATATTTTGAACATGAAAAAGGAACAGATGAAGCTTTAGCAACTGGTATAAATACAATTACTTCTAGTATTGAATCTGGAGACTTTGATATTACAGCACAAAGATCTCAACTGGGTCAGTCAACAGGTATTGCAACATTTAGAGGAGATGGTGAACACATCATGAAGATAAGAAGATTTGTACCAGACTTTTTATCACAAACAGGAAACACGCAAGTAACATTAAATTTACGTAATTATTCTAATGATGCTCAGGCAAGTTCACCACTTGGTCCCTTTACAATTACATCATCTACTAGTAAAGTAGATACTCGTGCAAGAGCAAGAGCACTATCTTTAAAAATAGAAAACACAGGTGCATCACAAAGTTGGAAACTAGGAACTTTTAGATTAGATACACAACCAGATGGAAGAAGATAATGGCTAAAATAGTTCAAGTATTAACAAGACCTAGTAAAGAATATTCTCAACAAGTCGCTGATGCACAAGTTAGGGACTTGGATGCTGTAATAGAAAAATTAAACACAACGTTTCAACAAGATTTAAAGGATGAGGTAGAAGCACAAAACTTCTTTTTAAATTAATGGCAAATACTTTTTTAAATGCAAAGTCAGATCTGACCACTACAAATTTAACCACTGTATATACAGTGCCATCTGCAACAACTGCTGTTATAAAGTCAATATTAATATCTGATGATTCAGGTTCAGGAACTACAATTGATGTAACTTTAGTTGATGCATCAAGCAACATATTTAGTTTGTTCAAAGCTAAAGCTGTAGGAGCAAACACCACAGTAGAATTATTAACTCAACCTTTGATATTACAAGAAAGTGAAGCTTTGAAAGTGCAAGCTGCTGACGCTAATGAATTACATGTGGTAGCGTCAATATTAGAGGTAAAACCTAGAGAGGTAGTAACGTAATGATAGAGATAAAACCAGAAAAGATAATAGAAACAATTAGTAATTTAAAGACAGGTGAGGTATATAAGAATGACGAGGAATGGAAATCTAAAGGAATTCCTGAAAAAGACATCAGAAGAGATATTAAAGTCATTATGCCAAGTCTTGATTTATTTGGAAAAACAAAATAAGATAGGAGATTATGCCAATTTCTAGAGGACAAATGCCCAGACAATTATACGGATTAGGAAGCTTTGTTAAGTCTATCGGTAAAGCTGTTAAAGGCGCTGTAAAAAGTGTAGGTAAAGTAGCTAAATCACCTTTAGGACTAGCTGCTTTAGGATTTGGAGGAGCAGGTCTTATGGGTTTTGGTCCATTTAAAGGATTAGCAGGAACAACAGCTGGTCAATTTTTAGGAAGAGCAAAACCTTTTTTATTGGGCACCGGTGCAATGGGTGATTATGGAGACACTGGGACACCAGGTTTATTAAGAAAATTAGGACTAAGTAAATCTGGTTTTGGATCTTTTGATATTTCTGGTTTAGGTAAAACAGCTGCCATAGCAGCGCCTGCAATCATAGGTGGTATGCTTACTCCAAAAGCACAAGAAGATGTTGAAGCATTAAGACAATCTGGAGATAGAGGTTTACTACAAGCTTATTTAAGACAATATTATGGTAACTTAAATCCAAATGCATCTTCAGAAGATATAGAAGAATTTGTAAGAACTAACTCTGCAGAGGGTGGTAGAATAGGTTATGCTAGAGGAGATACTGCAGAACAGAACGCGATGCAGGCATCAGGCATCATGGGCC